ATGCCTGTCGTATCCAATGTCGTTCCTTTCAAACCCCTCATCCTGGCTACCGCAATGACCCTTTCAGCCTCCCTGTGCCTGGCTGCCGAAGTGACGAACCCGCATGCCGATGAGCCCATCGGCACCGTCCAGCAGGTCTATGACGGCGCGCTCATGCCTGGCATCCAGGTGAACACTTTCCGCAACATCGATCGACTGTTTGCCACTGGCGCGGTCAGGCAGGGCGGTAAGGTGCTGCCACTTCCCGCCGCGCAGAAGCCGCTGGAGAACTTCAAGTTCGAGTCCAACGGCAAACCGTACGATCTGTACGACTACGTGTCGCTTAACCGTGTCAGCGGCTTGCTGGTCATCAAGGATGGCAAGATCGCCCACGAGAACTACCAGCTCGGCAACACCGAAGACACCCGCTGGATGTCCATGTCGGTGGTGAAATCCATCACCGCCACGCTGGTCGGCGCGGCCATCCAGGACGGGCACATCAAGAGCATCGACGATCCCATCGTCCAGTATCTGCCGGAGCTCAAGGGCAGCGCCTATGACGGTGTGAGCGTGCGCAATCTGCTGCAAATGGCCTCGGGCGTGGGCTGGAACGAGACCTACACCGACCCGAAATCGGACCGTCGCCGCATGCTCGAAGTGCAGAACGCCCAGACCCCCGGTGGCGTGCTGGAATTGATGGCCAAGCTGCCTCGCGCCGCCGAGCCAGGCACGCGCTGGAACTACAGCACGGGCGAAACCCACGTCGCCGGGGCGCTGGTTCGCGCTGCGGTCGGCAAGCCGGTGAGTCAGTATCTGTCGGAGCGGATCTGGAGCAAGGTCGGCATGGAATCGGACGCCACCTGGTGGCTCGAATCGCCCGATGGCCTCGAGGTGGGCGGCAGCGGCCTTTCCGCGACGCTGCGCGACTACGGCCGTTTCGGCCTGTTCCTGCTCAACGACGGTGTCGCCGGTGACGAACGCATCCTGCCCGAGGGATGGATCGAAGAAGCGGGCTCGCCGAAGACCATCGACGGCAAGCAGGTCGACTACGGCTACATGCTGTGGCCGATTCCCGAGTCCGAAGGCACGCCGAACGAAGGTGCCTTCGAAGCCCGCGGCATCTTCGGCCAGCACGTCTACATGAACCCACGGGAGAACGTCGTGATCGTGGTATGGGGCGCGCTGCCCAAACCGCAAGGCATGGCGCCGATCAAGGACAACGATTTCTTCGCTGCAGCCGTCGAGGCGCTCAAGCGGTAATCGTCGTTTCGTTGACCGAGCCCGTCCTTAACTTGGGCGGGCTTTGTATCGCAGCGCTGCTGAGGAGTCAGTGCGAGCAATCAACGATCAACGATGGCGCATCCATCATTTTCCACCCGACCTCAGCCTATTATGCTTCGCATAATGGCCGACGTTACGTTGAGTTCGGCGAGGATCATAGCATTTCCGAGCCGAATTTAATGTAACGTGGATTATGCGACGCGCTCTCCAGATCGACACATACGCCATCAAAACCGCTGAACTGTTTGCACCTGGTCGAAAGGGTGCCGATGCGGTTTTGTGGCTGCTCGATGACTATCCGCGACTGGTGGCCGAGGTTCGCGAGCTTCGCCGTCGCGTCGATCAGATCGACCAGGAGGAGGCCGATTTCGATGCTCGCCTGGAAGCCCTCCAGAGCGCATGCCGGGATATTCTCGACCTCTGATTGCTAGCGGTTTGCGTCCTCGAGCTCGAGCACCAGGACGAAAATTGCTAGCACCTCCCCCGATGGACCTGCTAGCATTTCTGCACCTGGTGCGATCGTTCCAGGATCAAATTTGCTAGCAGGGAGAAATGGCCATGATGCTGACGATTCGGGATGTTGATGAGTACCTGGTTCGCCAGGCCAAGCTTGCAACCGGCAAGGGAACCGGCAGTCAGGCGTTCATCGCCGGGATCGAATTGATGATCCGTCAGCGTGATCGCATCGAAGATTTAGAAGAGACGGTGCGCAGCCTTCGCGAGCAGGTTGCCGTGTATCAGCGGACCTTGCGCGATGCCCATGCTGCTGCGGTTCAACTGGCCGAGGTCGCCGGCCAGGGCGACATGTTCCATCCGACCACTGACAACCCGCTTCGGCCCGGTTATCGCCGCTAGCAGTTTTCGTTCTGCAGCTGCTGCACCAGGTCGAATAGTGCTAGCAAAACGCGTCGCGGATCTCGCCCAGGATCTCGCTAGCTGCTAGCGTTTCGGTGGCCTCGACCTCTCGACCTCTCGACCCCTCTCGTAGCCTTGTTCAGTCAAGGGGCAAACCGGAAGCCGCAGCGGCTTTTTCGCACGCTTCATCGCGAAAAAACGAACGGGTGAGGATTTGAGGCGCTTGCGCCGACCCTTGACCTACCTCCGACCAATCACTCTTTGCCTGGGATGAGGGGGGTGCTTTTCCCCCCGCATCCCTGGCCTCGCCGAGAGTTCCCGAAGGGCCGCCGGAGGCGCTTTTGACTTTGCTTCTTGGCTTCACCGGCGAAGCCGGGTCCACCATCTCTAATGGTGGACTCTTGTCTAACGGTTAGACTTTTGCTCGTTTTCTAGCCAGCCTTCCGGCACTTCGATGAACTCAATCTGAGCGCATTTTGCAGACAGCTTTTCCCTAACCCCTGCTTGGAATGCCTTCGTGTTGATGGCGTCGGCAACCATCCTGCACTGCTCTTCCCGCTCTAGGTGTACAGGTGGCTCTAGGTGTGGATATTGGCTTGGGATTGGGTCTGCGACTGTGATCAGCAGCGCCCACGCTGTTGATCCAACTGTTCCCATCACTGATCAGTCCTTCTTCAGTACTTCTTCGCGGTATTTCATTACGTCCTTTGTGGTTATCTGGTTCAGATATTTCCACAGCGTAGCGTTCACCAGGTCGGCTTCGGCTATGTCTTCTCTCGTCTCGACGATCATGTTTATCCGTCGCTCTTTGATCGAATCGGCGAACTCGTCCCGCACGCGGTAGGGCTTTGTCACGGTCTTCATCCTGGTGTTCCTCTGATGCTGGTTATTCTGTCACGTGTTGCTTTGTAACGCGTTACGGCGTATAAGTTCCGCCATCGCGTAACGCGTAACGCTGTAACGGACACTCAGCATGCTCGACAAGATTCATCTCTTCGTTCCATTCCGCGTCGATGCCATCGCTACCAGCACGGGCAAGCGAGGCAACGAGCTGCTGGTGATCGACCTGGAAGCCCTGGGCGTTCCGCTTCGCGCTACCAGCGTCTTGCCGGACGGGAAGGGCGGTTATCACGTCGAGGACCTAGGGCATGCGTGGGAATCCCTTTCCACCGGCTTCACGCCGCTGGCCTTCAAGGTGTTTCACCAGTCGCTCGGCAAGCGTGTGCAGCCCGGTGTCGAGCTGAAGGCCAGCCCGGCCAAGTTGCTCCAGGGGCACAACGTGTTCGGCCCGACCTCGATCCGCAAGGGCGGCGAAGTCATGCTGAAGTGGCTCGCAGGCTCCTACCCGAAGCTGTTCGCGCTCCTGGACTGGCAATCGGCCGAGGTCTACGGGATCGACTGCACCTATTCGGCCCGCCTGCCCGATGAGCGCACCGCGCTTCAGTTGGTCCAGGCGCTGCGCGGCGTCAGCAACGGCCAGACCCGCAACCGTGGCGACGACTACGAGACCACGGCCTATTGGGGCTCGAAGGAAACCCGGCTGCGCAAGCTCAAGGCCTACCTGAAGGGGCCTGAATTTCGTCGTCAGCTCGATGAAGCCATCAAGGCCGCCCGATCCTATGGCGGCTCGAACTTCGTTCCATCCCAAGCGTTTGCAGCCCACCGGCTGCTCGCGGTTCTCCAGAACCCGGCGCTCCAGGAGTGGGCCGAAAACCTGCTGCGACTCGAAGCGACCGTGATGCATCGCTGGATGGAGCGCAGAAACATCCCGACGAATCTATGGGCCTTGTGCGACTACCAGGAGCGACTGGTAGAGCAGGGCACCTGTTTTATTCAGTGGTGTTGGGAACAAGTAACGAAAGAACTGTTTGCGGCCTTTGAAGGTATCTCCATGCGAGTAATTAACGATGACAAAGTGCTGGCCGCACTTAAAGCCCGGTGGACCAAAGAAACGAAGTCCGGGAAATTGTCCGAGGCCTATGCGCTTAATTTGTTCCGTACATATCGCAGCCTTAAAGAATACGGCTGGGAAGAAACTATGGCGTCGATGAATCGGGCCAGCTTCTACAACCATGTTCGTGACATTTGCGAATGCGGACTATCAAAGGCCGCTTTGCAGAAGTTGAAGATGGATGACCAGAAGAACAACGTCGTTCCGATCTTGCGCTTTCTGCAGGTTGACTTCAGCGCTCAGCGTCCTGACTGGTACGTTGAGCCATCGGTAGAAGCCGCATGATGGCCGCAACTATCAACGTCCTGGTGATCACTATGTGCGGACTGTTGGCAATTCACTTTCTCGGGCGCTGGGCCCGTTCATAACCGAGGTAAACAACTATGTTGGTACAAATGGGCCTGTGCAAAGGCATCACTTCCAAAGAAAAAATGAACGGCATCATCGAACATTACCTGGTGTTGACCGCTCCAGGGCGTGACCAGTTCGGCCAAGAAACTGAACAGTCGGTCGGCCTCAAAGTTTCTAAGCGTCAACTCGATAGCGGCATCGAGAACGCATATAAGGCGTACATCGGCAAACAAGTTGCCGTCCCCGTATATGCCAAAGCGTGGAAGTCCAAAGCAGGCACCGCTTTCGGCATGGACCTCTGGCTCTCCGATGACGGCCTCCCAGTTCCTGTACAGCGCGTGCAGGCCCGCCCTGTCTCCGCTGCCAGCTAAACAACAATGCCCCACTCGCAACTCGCTTGCGAGAGGGGTAGGGGGGTTAAATGGAATTCATCGTGTGTTCTGGAACATGGGTCCGCAATCAAAGTGCGAACATCGACTGCGACGGCGAACTTACGACCATGACACTCGAAGAAGTGCGCAACATACCGTTCGCACAAATGACCGGTGAACAGAAAGCACAACTGACCAGCAGCCTGATCACCTTCTTCGTTCTGATCTTCGTCCTGGTGAAGCTCAGACGTCTCGCATAAAGGAGCAATACCCATGAAATACATGACTCAAGTTCGCAAGTTTGGTAGCCGTGCCGCCCTGGGCGTTACCGCTCTGACCGTTTCGGCAATGTCCTTCGCTGCGCCGGTAACCATCGACACCGCCGAACCCATCGGCCAGATCGCCGAAGGCTCCACCGCTGCGGTGGCTATCGGCCTCGCCATGATGGCTTTCGTCATCCTGGTCGGCGTGCTGATCAAGACCCGCCGCGCCGGCTCCTAAGCCGTCCTCCCGGCGTGCCGGCTTCCCGCCGTGCACGCCTTTTTTTTGCCCGGAGTTTGTAACCATGGAGAAATCATCATGTTTTGGGCAGACCCGAACAACTGGGTTTATCTGGTCCTTATTGGCGGCTTTGCTGCTTTGGCATTCGCCCGCTAGTGCTGAGGATTACTATTGGATATATACCGGCTCTAGTATTAGGGGCGATTCTGCGTTTGATGCTTGTAATAAAGCTGCTATTGCTAACCGCTACTCTGGCGGTCGTTTAGGTGCTCTTGTTCCTGATAACACTCCTTCTTTTGAATGCTTTTTTAGATCGTCCAGCGGTGGTGAAATCCAAAAGAATAACGTTTTAAGGTATGGGGTTTCTTGTAGAGAGGGGACTGAATACAAGCCAGAAGCCGGCGAATGCGTAGCCCCCGAACCCCCCGAAGAAGACAAATGCCTTCCCACTTATGGCAATCCTCTTGATCACGAGCACTATCTCGGCCCGATTGTTTTGGGGGTGTTCCCTGAGTCTTCTCCGCCTGCCGCTCTTTGCAAGGACTCCTGCCAATATGATGGCTGGGAACTTATAAGGCAGCCGTATCGTTATCAGTCTGGAACTCCTCCGGGTGCATTTTCGGCTTATCGTTATTTTGGGAATGGCCAGCAATGCACTGCTGGCGACGCTGAAGCGTCAGCGCCTGGAGCTGGCGAAGCGGAAACAGAGAAGAACAACAAGTGTGACAACAAGGTTTGCTTAACCTCTGACGAGAATGGTGTCTGCCAGCAATACACATATTCATGCGAGGCAAGCGAAACACATACGGAACCACCAACAGGTTGTGATTTCGGCAAGGTCAACGGCGAACCGGTTTGTGTTCCCAATAGTCCCGGCCCCAAGTTAACCGAGAAGGACGTCAAGACCGACGTCGAAGAGAAAATAAACGAGGATGGCTCTAAGGATACGACCACAACTACAACAACAACCACGACCAACTGCAATGGCGAGGGTTCTTGTTCAACTTCGACTACAACCAACGTCAATAACAAGCACACCAACGCTGATGGCTCTGATGGCGGCGAAAGCTCGACTTGTACCGGGCCCGATTGCAAAGACCCGAGCGGCAAGTCTCCAAATGACAAAAAGCAGGAACAGCAAGAGAAGGAAGAGAACGAATCCAAAGTCTCCGGCGATGCGTCCTGTGCTGCTGTTCCAAGTTGCACCGGCGACGCCATTCAATGCGCGATTCTTCGCCAGACGCACACTCAGCGTTGCGCTGATGAGAAGTTCCAGGAGGTGGACGCCGAAGAGCTTGTGGCCGGTGTCACCGGCGACATGTCAGGCGAGGGATTCCAGCCTTTTGGGGAAGGGGAGCGGGGCAACTTCGACCTGGCCGGAATGATCGACACCAGTTCCACGATAGGCGGCTCCTGCCCAGCGCTGCCCCCGATCACCTTCACCATCAGGGGTGTCACCAAGTCGGTCGAGTTCGGCACCGTCATGGCTGAAATCTGCAAATACGCCTCCTGGTTTTCATTCTTGATGGTCGCTTTCGCCATGCGGCGTGCGGCTGAAATCGTGGCGGGAGGCATGGCCTGATGCAGATCATCATCCAACTGTTTTTCCGGCTCCTGGGCGTTGCGGTTGTCCCGCTCGGCTGGAAGCTTCTCAAGGGTCTCGGCTTCATCGGCGTGACCTATACCGGCGTGCACCTGGTCATGGATCAGGCCCGCGATTACGTCTTCACGCACCTGATGTCGATGCCAGGGGAGTGGGTCCAGCTGATCGGCCTGCTCAAGCTGGACGTGTGCATCAACATCCTGTTCTCGGCCTACATTGCCCGCGCTGTGCTGTGGGGCATGGACAAGGCCACCGGCAGCAAATCTGCCATTCGTTGGGGAGGGAAGCTCTAA